ATCATCTCCGTTTGTTCCAACAAGACCCTTGGTAAATCCACCACTAGCACCGGTCAATATTGCTTTATCAATTGCGATTGCGTGAGCTCTTGCTAATCCGCTTTGAATCATTGGCAAGAAGTTTACAATTGACTGCTCGTCAGTATTGTTATTGATGAACTGTGCAGAAATCAATCTGTGTGCATTTAATATTTTTTGAGTTACACTAAATGCATCCTGCACAGCCGCACCCTTCTCTTCCAAGAAACCGTTGCCGCCACCAGTTCCTACAGCACCTGTTCTAAACGCTGCTGGTACAACATCGGGCGAAATTGGTAATACAGTTGCGCCTGACGTTACTGCGATTTCACGGAAAAGAGGAGCAACTTTCATTTCTTGACGTACTTCTTCTTCGAAAGTAGTTCCGATAGTAGTCTCAAGAGCTGTAAGTGATGCTGAAGGTAAAGCACCTATACCTGCTTTTTCCATAAGATCTTTCGCAAACTTTGTGTCAAAGCCTTTTTTCGTAATCTTTCCAAGAATGTGAGCCTGTACAAGTTCATTCTCATATCCTTTGAAGTCACCTTTGCCACGTCCTGCAAAAGACTTCTTGCTATTACGCATAGCTTCGATTTCATCAGTTTTTTCTTTCAGATCTTTTTCGTACTTTGATGCAAGTTCTTGAATATCAAGCTCTTTTTGAGCATCCATATCTTTCTGAATATCAGCCATAAGTTTTTCGGCACCAGTTTCGATACCAGACTTAATGCTGGATTGTATTTTTTCGGCTTCGAGAGCCTTTGCAGTTTCTGCTTCAGCAGCTTTCGCTACCTCTGCTTCTTCTGCAGCCTTTTGCTCGGCCGCTTTCATTGCAATTTTAGCAGCAGTTTCCTCTGCCACTTTTTTAGCAAAAGCTTCCAAGTCGACTTCGGGAGTTTGTGTTGCTTCCGACATATCTATCTCCTTTGAAGAGGATTGATCCTCGCTTTTAAAAGTTTTCTTAAAGTCTTCGTATTCCATTTCAGAATCGAAAGACTTCGCTAGAGAGAAAGTAGCTGCTTGATTGCATGGTACCGATACAACCGATACCTCAAACAACTCAGCGTCCTTAATCATTAATCCATCGGTTTCTTTTACATAGTCAGCATCCTTGACTTTGAAACCGACAGAAAACGCTCCAAGGACACCGTCTTTGATTAAGTTGGCACATTCAGCATGCTTACTGATTTTTGCCTCCATATGTAAGCCATCGTTAGTTTGAGTAACTTTTGTTGCTCTACCAATCGGCTTATTATAATCATGATTAAATAATATAATAGGATTCTTCTCAAAATTTCCTAATCCATTCTTCCATGCGTAGGGAGCAATTGAATCCCCTGCTCGGTCGAAATCTTTTGTACTTGCCATACCACGAACTGTAACAGAACCATCATCTTCCGTTTCTGACTTAAATGTTGAATGTAAGTTAAACACTTTATTCATCTTCTGTTTCCTCTTCTGCGGGTCTACCGCCTTCGCTAGGGTTAGCTGCACTTCCTGCTATATTTTGTGGAACTCGTATTTCGTCTTGCCCGTCCATTTCTTCATAACCTAGCCTGTCTCGTGCTTCATTTATAGTTATAATTCCACCATTTACAAGAGAGCTATAGTATGCTGCTGCATCTCTTAATTCTGGTTGAAGTGCTGCAATATCTGAAACATCTTCTTTTATCATGAACCCAAAATGTCTGCAAAGAGCATGATTCATTTTCTTCACGATTGGCAATATTGTTTCTAAATAATATAGTCTCATATTGGGACGTATATTTGCATTATTACCAGAGTCCATCATTATTGGTGGTATTCCAAGAGCTTTGAGAATAATTGCTTCATTCTTTGTAATTGCATCTTGAAAGTCTAAATCTTTGAAGTTAGTATTCGTATAACTATCTATCTCTATACCACCATCAAGAATAAGAGGTCTTCTGCCTCCTGAATCCGGTCTGTATCTTAATGTCCAGGACTGTATCATTCTTTCTTTTATCTTTTCTGATAAAGTGTTTGGACTTTTGAGTACTAAACCTGGCACAGCTCCATTCTTAAAAAAGTTATCTTGAAACTGTCTCATATTTGACATAAGCTGCATTGTTCGTAGTGCTGGCTTTAGTCTTGACACTCCTCTATAAATTGAATAGAAAGAGTTGTCTTTTACATGTATGATTTCGTTAGGAGAAAAGTCTGTTTTGTTATAACTATACTTCTCAACGTATGTTTGTGTATCACCATGTATTCTTACTTTGTCTGCTGGAAGATGGTATAAATGAGCACCATCATAGTAAATAAAGATATTTCCGTCAAGTAAGTAGTCTGTAACTAATGCTCTTTTAAAAGAACTTATATCCTGAAAAGGATTTGGTTCTACATTCAATAACAGTTCTACTCTTGAACGCTTTACTCCTTTTACGATTCCAGAAGTTTTTAGTGTTCCAACGACTGTCGCAGGTATCTCTGCAACATCGTCTACAATCATATTTACTCCACGATTTACAATTTCTATATTTTCGTAGTAGTATTCGTAATTCTGTGTCGGTTCTCGGGAAGATTCAATAGCCATACCCTCATATTGTTGGGCTGGATTAAGTTTCTCCTCTATTCCAAGTATTTTGTGATACCAAGCCATTTTTTTCTCTCTGTATGTTCACCCATCTCATTTGCTTTTTTGCTGTAGCAAGTGACGGCTCTTTGCCGTATATGGAATGAAGCTGCTTGTGGTGCATGTTACACAAAGTTATTGCTTGTACATATAACTCGTCTTCATGCTCGTCAATAAAATCTTCCCGAAGTGCTTGTATATACTCTGGATTCAAATTGTTTTCTTTTAACCATTTGTTCAATAGTCCTGTTAAACTATAGAAGTGGTGAAAATCTAACTGTGTCTTTGCTCCACAGATATAACATTCCGTGTCCTTTTTATATCGTGATTTTGCCTTGTCTCGAACATATTTTACTATATCTCGTTTTAGCTTTGGCATTTTTTATCCATTACTTTTATTCTTAGAGAATTGTAACAAACTTCTACCGCAATGTCAAACATTATTTTTGCGTTGGTATCTTTCAAAAGCTAGTGTTAGAAGTTATAAAAGAGTACAAAGAATATCGCATCGCATCTGCCATGTGAGATGAACGATCGTGCTTCGGTCTTTCCTTCAATAAGTTTGGGTTTGGATCCCATTGATAAGATTCAATGGAATACATACTTTCTCTACATCTTTGATCTATACAAAGCTTGTTATTGTCGACGATCCCTGCAACGTGGGCAATCCCGTCGAGTACGGATTTTTTAGCATTAATCGTGGTGATGTCATAATTTTGCGCCAAGTCAAATCGGGTTTGTTGAGCTGCTGAATCAATATAAATGAAGTCAATATCATGCTTATCAATAAGACTTCGTATCTGGGTAGCGTGCTGTTCAGTGGTTTTCTCCGCGTCCATGTACTCATCAATCAAGTAAAATTTTTCATTTTCCCAGTCATATGCAATTACGCAAAATGCGGTAGGATCCTTATAGCCGACATCCAAGCCAGCGAAAACATCCATATGTTGAATGTCCAGTTCCGATAAATCTTGAACACACTGCTCAAAATCAAAATTCCAAACTTGTCCTTCGTACGTGTTAAAATCTGCTTCATATTCTTGTCTAAATTCTGCGTCTGACATTGACTTTCTCGCTTCGACAATGTCTTGTTCACTCATTCGTGGGTTTGATTTATAGGTTGCTCTTATTGAGCACCATTCAGGAAACTCATCAGAGAATCCTCTTTGCCAAAATTGGCTGAACCAATTATTTCTACCGCGAGGCGTAGAGATAAATAGTGCTTTTGAATTTGGTTTATCAAGCGTTGGTCTTAATGCTACATTAAAAGCATCTCTGCCATCAACAAGTGCGGCTTCGTCAAATATGATAAGATCATAGCTGCGACCCACACAAGAATCAACTTGGTTGATTGATCCCATACGTATTGTTGATCGATTGGATAGTTCAATAACTTTGTCTTTTGCATTGTCTCTCACTACTTCTAAATCAAAGTGCTTTATTAGTTGTCTTTGTAAATCAAAAGAAATCTGAGACAGCGCATAATTTGGAGACATAATTAATATGTTTGATGCTGGTACTAATGATACCAGTTGTCCTACTATATTTGCGATGTAAGTTTTGCCTTGTCTACGGGAGATCGCTGCAGAGACAAAACGGTACTTCGGGCTATTAACTGCGTTAATAATTGCTACCTGGGATGGTAATGGTGTTATTTCCAATAAATCCAAATTTC